ATATTCTAATGGTTCTTTATTACTAATCGCAGTATTAATTTTTCTCCTTAAATCATATTCCTTGTTTAGTACAGGTGTATATTTAGAATTAAGAAGAACTTGTTTATCTCCGACACCACTGTTATTATCCTCAATAATAATAGCAAAAGCATCACCACCCTCAAATAGGACAATATTATTTGAAGATCTTTCAACTATTTCTACTGTATCTCCTTGTTTTAAACTAGATCTATCATAACTATCAAATAAATTAACTTGAGCAGATCCTATACCAAACTCAGTGTCTTCTATTTTAATCTTATATCTTGTACTTGTATTATAAATCCAAGAATTTGCAAAAGTTTCTTTATATGTTTTATTACTAGAAGGATTTTTAATTAAATCTCCAAGATTTTTAACTGTTATTATTTCTCCCTCATCTACAGTTAAATTATCAGATACTTGTTCAAATTCTGATAAAACACCAGTCAATCTAAATTCTACTTTTTTAGTGGTATCTCCATCCTCATATCCAAAATAAGTATCATTATTACGTATATTATCAGTAGAATTAATTCCATTATCAATTCCAGTGCATCCAAAAAATTGATTTACACTTTTATTTGTGTAATTAATATTAGTATTACTACCCGATATTAAAGTTCCTGTTGGACCAAATCCTATGGTTGAATCTACTGTTATTACAGATGAACCTATAGAAACATTATTGAGTGATCTTGTTGATGGTGTAATTTTAAAATCACCTTGAATGGTGGATGCACTATTATCGTAACCAACAAAAAGAGAAATTTTAAAATATTGTTGAACTGATGTTAATGCAACTCCAATTCTACTAAATGGTTCTATTTCTGAAATAGCAGCATTGGTATTTAAATCAGAAGTTTTAAATAATGTCTGACCGACCAATTTTTTGGGATTTGGAGGGTCTTCATTTGGAGATCTTTCATTGACAACTTCTGCAACAACAACTTCACGTCTTAAATATTCAGCAGAAGATGGTTTAATTAGATAATCTTCTAAATTAACAATTTTAGGAGTTTCATTGTAAAGTACATTGAATAATATTCTAAAAGATTCATTCGTTCCTTTTGATTCATAAAAAGATCTAGATTCTTTTAGAAAGGTACCAACATTTAAAGTTGGAGTAAAATCTATATCTTCTAATCCTGGAACTAAATTAAATTTTAATTTTTTATAAAATTCTTTTAAGAATAAAGAGCTTAAATTTTGTATATGACTACCAGCAGAGTGTTCAGACGCTGTTGTGCTGGAAAATACTAATTCTTCATCATTTAATTCCTGATGATAACTTGTAATTCCACTAAATCCACGTTTACATCCTTCAAATGATAAATTATCAGATGAAATATTAGTATATGTAATTACCTCATCATCAATTTTTAATAGTCCATACTCTTGTGGAAATCCTTTTGTAGAACTAACAGTGACTACACCTACAGTTGAATCAATATCATATGATAAAGTAGTACTATCAACAATAACTTCAGGAATTAAACTATCTAAACTTAAATATTGATTTAAATTATCTGTAATATCAACTGGGCCACCTTGATATTCTTGTGAAATATAATATTGTTTTAAAAAATCTACCGTTTTAGGACTTTCACTCCTAATAAAATTTGGAAGTTGATTATCTATAATTTGTTGAATTTTAACTTTAGATTCAAAATCAGTTCTTATCATACTACTCTCGTATTAATTTTCCGTTAAGATAACTTGATGTGTAAAAATCTCTAATAAAGGAAGTTCCTGTTATTTCGTCACCTGAACTAATAACATCTCTTACCATATTTATTGTACTTTCTGAGATGCTAAAATTCAAATATAAATCTCTTAGACCAACAACATCATTAGATTCTGGAATTGCCTGTATCTCTACAACATCTGATCCATCTAATGTTGATGTAATATTCACGGTTGCCAACATAATTTCACCTTTAATATAATCAACTGTTCCCGCAGCTTTTGCAATAACATTAATTTCTCCAGTGTCTAAAACTTGAACCAAAGAAATAACTCCAGTTTTTAAACCTTGATCAGGAACATCAGTTATATAAACTGGTTTAGTTTGTCCAGAAATATAAAATCCTTTAGATTTTATATTATATCCTGCAGCATTTACATGAAATTGATTACCATAACATAATTCATACTGTGCAAATTGATTAAATGCGACTTTTAAATCTCTTCTTATTCTCACTTTAGTTATATTTGAGGATATTGCTACATTTGTCTTATCAATTACTTGTAAAACTTTACTATATTTAAATCTACCACCAAATTTGTTAACTTCTAAAGAATTTGCATATGAAGTTAAGGCATTTAATACAGAAGATTTTAAGGAATTCTCAGATGATACTTTTGTACTATTATAATACACCGAAGAATCAATTTCTACGTATAATACCTTCAAATCTGTTATTTTTTGATTAATTCCTGATATAGAATACTGTTTTAATTGCGATAAAATTCTAGATTTGTTAAAATCAGAAACAAAAGTTCCATTTTTTGGTTTTATACTAATAGATACCGTTCCAAATTCTGGTGGATCAAGCTCTTCACCACCAATAACGGCAACAGATTCAGTATCTGGATATATTCTTTTCACAATTGTCTCATAATCTCTAGATGTTACTGCTCTAAATTGAGAAGAATATATTTTTGGAGCAAAATATTTGATAGAATCGACATCTTCAATGTCAGAACCATTTTGAGATGTAATATTTGTGACAATAGAAGGTGCAGTAAACGAAAGTAATGGTGAATTTGAAATAATTTCTGGATTTTGTTCTAATATTTTACCAGCAAATGAAAAACTATCATTTTTACCTACACCATTTCCCTCTTTTCCGTCTGTAGTAATATATTTGACTGTTATTTTTGCTCCATTAGCTATTTTTTTACCAATTATTCCATCACCAAAAATTAATTCATACTTTTCATCTTGTACTTCTTGAAGTAAATATATTTCTGATGAAGAATCTACGTTTATTATATTGTCAACCAAGAAATATTCGATACCAAGACCGTCATCTTGATTAGTTGTATCATCAATATACACTTTTATTGTAGAAGTATCGATTCCAGGATTTTCTAATACAAATTTTTGATCTAAAGATGCTTCTTTTGTAAATTCTTTTGTTACTAAAGTGCCTTGTTTGACTAAAATATTTGAAAATTCTGCAGAATATGTACCATTTACATTTTTTATTGGTGATGACCAATTTTCTGAGGTAGAAAACACAAAAGATGTGTTATTAGCATCACCCACACATATTAAACCTGCAGATAATGTTGCATTAGGCACCCGACTTAGCATTTCTGCCGTAAAATCTGGAAAAGTTACGGTAAATGATATGTCTGCTGTGGCTGCAGTTTTAGAACGTGGTACATATCCAATATTTCTTGCTAATGAGACTACATTTTGACGTAATGTTGCCGATTCCAAGAAGGATTCGTTAACAATCATGTTGGAATTGAATGCCGTAATGTAAGTATTATATGCTAATGTGTCTATGAGTACTGAAAAATTAGATCCTTCAAAGTCAAAATCAGTAAAATCACTATTTGCACGAAGATAATCTTTAATAGATGTTTTTATCTGATCAAAATCAAGATTTGTAAATTTAGTAAATGGCATGTTATCTAGTTGCCTCTAGGAGGAAGGTATATTCTTGGGTTGGAAACTCTTGGCCAATAATATCGTATATAATCGTCACATTAAATGTATTGTTATCAGGTTGAGGATCTACTTCTACTTCAACATTTTCAATTCTTTCTTCAAAATTATTTAATGCAATTATAATTTGATCTCTGATATTGGATGCTGTACCAAAATCAACGAATTCAAATAAACTTTTATAGACATCAGAACCTAATATGGAATTAAAAAATCTTTCTGTGGGTATCGTTTGAACTATATTTCTTACAGATCTACGAATCGCATCTTCATTTTTTAATATTTTTAGGTCATTTGACACAGGATGTGGTTCAAAAGATAAACTAATATCTTTAAATGCCCTTGATATCCTAGAAATTGCCATATGAACAGAGTTTTTCTTTATTTATATGAGTATTACCCATAAAAAAAGGCACCCATTGTGGTGCCTTATGATTATTTACCCTGTCCTCTGTATCGTTTACGAGCCGAGTTACGAGAAGTTGCCGAGTATTTTGAGTGTTTTCCTCTTCCTTGACGAGATTTCTTGGGTGGAGACTGTATATTATTACCTCCACTCAGACCACCACTTGCTCTAATCATTTTCCTCCAAATAAATTTCAGTTTTAATTGTGTCTGGATGTGGAGAACCTGTCTGATAATACTCTATCGATAAGTTCTCCATAATATTAAAGTATTCCATTTGAGTTAAACTTGAGAATACTTCCTTTCCATCTATGGTTATTTTATATAACTCTTGTTTTTTCATGTCCTACTCGTATACGAGGGTCACACCAGATCTCAAAACCTGCTTCCTTCGCATCAAGACAGAAAGAAACGTCCTCACCGCACATGTCTTGCACTTCACCTGATTCAAAAACTTGCATCTTGGGTGCGAACCATGGATAAGGCATTCCTTCGTGTTCAAAAACTCCCTTCTTAATGAGTAACCATCCAAAACCTGTATAGTCTACTGTGAAAGGTTTGCGTCTCTTGGATATACTATCGACAGTTTCGTGATTCATCACACCACCATTGTTACGAAAATCATCCTCTTCTAACCAATGTGCAACAGAGGTAGTCTTACCATCTTCGGTGGCATACCATCCTCCTGCAATATCTTTCTCCATTAATATTAATTGGAAAAACTTTTCACTATTGAAAACAATATCAGAATCAATCCATAATTGCCAGTCATAATTTAGTTTACCATCCCATGGAACTTGGTTTGGCCCTCTGAGAACATTTGCACCAAGACATTTACATCTTGCAAAGTTTACCATAGAACTGTAATCTTGTGAGATCTGTATACTTGCTCCACACTGAACTAAATCAAAACAAAGTTGTACAAAACTTTTTAGAAATTGATAAGAAACTCCTCTACCTGGTAGACAAAATACAATGGCTTTTCCTTTTACCATTGCTTTTGCATTTTCATAATCCCATTCAGGTGCCTCTTTCTTCTTCATCGGTGATTTTGCCTTCACCGTAAATCCTTTAGCCATAATCGAATTCGCTATGTTTTTTAATACTTAAGTAATCATATTATACTATATTATATATTGACTGTCAATAAGAACTTTCTTCTAGGGTTGCAATGTAATCTTTAGGGGTTTCCGTAATTTCTTCGTAGGTTATCTCTTCCTTCCAGTATGATGTATATAACTTATTCCATATTATATTAAACTCTTCTTCATTTAAATTTTTAAACAAACACTTATTATCTTCCAAATATATGTGATATGTTTTTTTACTCATCTGCCTCTGTAATTATGATGTCCCCATTATCTATGTTCCATTTTAATACAAGGTCTTCGTACCAATCATATTCATTAATAATTTCTTCGGGTATTGTTATATGATATTTGTCTGTGACTGGATCGATCTCTACAGTGGAAAAAATTTCATCAAAATTTTTTTTCATATTCTTGGAACCCTGTGTATGTTTTTATATAGCGAAAAAAAAATTTGTGTAGAGGGGAATTTATAGCTCGCTTGGGTAACACTTTGTAGGTTAGGGTAGTTACGCAATTTTAATATAAGGGGGGCATAACACCCCCCACTGTCTGATTTACGAACGATTGACCCTATGCATACTTGCTGCAAGGGTGTGGATTGCTAGGAGTGCAACCGAATGAAGCAAAAAATGCGTCCATCATTCCTCTGTTAACTTCGGGGTCATCAAAGTCAACTCCAGCAATGTGGTCTACTCCCCACTCTGCAACCTCAAATATAAATGTCTCAAAGTCCTCACAGACATAGGCAACATTTTCAAAGTTGTCTACTTTTTGAATTCTTTCGATTAGTCTCTGTGTTTTTGTCATGTGGTGATGAATGATTGTTTATACTAATATTATATACCCTCACGCATAAAAACGTGAGGGTTCTGTAGTATTAATTTACAAACTCACTAAACGTCTTTTAATGCTTCTTTCAACCTGCCTAAGTGTGTTTACGTCGGAAGGTGATGCAGACGTATGGATCCTTAGGCCTGATTTATGGATCCATGTAAGATGCTTTCTCTTTCTATAAAGTGTAAACTGATAACGTTTCATAATCTTTTTCAGTTCGGAATTGTACTTGTTATAATTCATGATGCACGAAGAGGTAAGGGAACAAATCTGGTATTATGAAAGTTTGCATATGAGAAGGCACGACGATTGACTAACTTGAAATATCCAAACCGTGTTAACATCACATATCCTTCACCTTGTATTGGTTCGGGGTCACCCATCACGCAAGTTGAAAAATCTGCATTATCTCTACACTCATTTAATGCAAGGTGCTTTATCTCTCTCACAGTATCCCACAACTCAATCAAGTTCGCATCACATAAACCCGCATCTTCAAAGTGAGTTGGTACAATGTCCTTACCCTCACGAATAAGATGGTTTAAATTGGTTTTAATTTTCTTTGCCGTGCTTTCATTTACAAAATCAACACGAGTGCTTAGACACCACGCATATTCAATCAAGTCAGCACAGACATGAAACGCATCTGCATTATCAGCAATATAGGCATCAGGTTGAATAAATTTAACTCTACTATTCTCTAACTTATCCAGTAGAGGCATTGCAATGGCATCAGATAAATCACTCACAGCAAAATATTTTGTGTGTGGTGCTATGATGATTTTCTCAGTGACGACCTCAGAAAACTTATAGGTTAGGGTGTTTGGTCTGTAATTCTTAGCACCACCAAACCCAATAAAATCACCTTGGTAGATGTTTTTAGTGATTGGAAGGTATGCCAGACATGCCATTAAAATGTTAAGCAGTGTAGGTTTATGTGAATAGTGCTTCTCAATATCCTCTGGAGTTTCACAGATTAAGATTTTCTTCTTATTGAAGACTGATTTTGTGCCAACAAACTGGCGACCAGTTGCAGGGTTACGACCCCAAATAATAGCGGGAGATCCATCAATTTTTAACGAAAGAATAAGAGGTAATAAAAAAGCATCTAATACAGATAAATCACCTGTTAAGATGCTGTCTTCTGGGTGTTCGATGTGTAAGTTTTTAGTCATAAAAACGAAGGTAAAAAAATGAAAAGGGACAGAGGGTGTACATATAGATGAGAAAGATCAATTCTCAATATGTCCGTGTCCCATGTTTTAATAATAACAATAAAAAACCCCCGTGTGGGGGTTGAGTAGACACTTTGCAAACTGGCTACTTTTATGAAAATTCCCTAATGTAAAGTTCATAATTAATGATGTCATCTAATTCTACTGGAATATCCTCTCTAAGAATTTTCCGTAGTTTAGCAGTAGATGATCTGCGAATTTCTTCATGTGTTAATTCTAAGTTCATACTAGTGAATCAAGTCTGGATTGTGGAATTTCTTTGGCATCTCTGGCACCCCACTTGTTAATGTGACGTGATGTTGTAACTGACCAGTATTTTTCAGTTTTGACAAATCCTTCACCAAAGATGTATGCTGCAACGGGTGTGCGGTATGAAAACAAAATCCTTGCGTCTTTTGTTTCTACTTCGGTCATGTTTGATGCGATTGGTGTAAGTTGCATTAATGCTCCTTTTGTTTGTATACATCTATTATGACATTAAAAAACCCCCGTGTGGGGGTTGAGTAGACACTTTGCAAACTGGCCTTAATCTGCATTTAATGCGGATCTTCCACGCCATGCTCTAAAGGGGCGTTGAAGTTTTCGATGTTCTTGAGCAAACTCCTGTAAGAAGTAGTCAACTGTAAACTCATTCTCTGAACAGAATTTTTCAATTTCAGAATAGATTGAAGGATCGTAATTTCTCATGTGAAAATCAATAGGGTTAACGTTTGGAGATGGTTTCATTTTAGTAATCAATCTTTGAGTTGAAGTACTCCTCAACATCAAATTTAGTTTCTTCATCTTTGGATGAAAATGCTTCTTCCATAAGTATGGAAAGTGCTTCTTCTTCAAACCTTGGATCAACGATCATAATAGAAAAATTGCTTTAACTCTTTAATAATAAACCCTATTTTGACAGAATAGGGAAACTGTGTGACACTTTTTAAACTGTCACCTCCTCAAACAATTTAAGTTGCTTTGTTATATGATTAAATTCTTTCGTATATTTTCTGTTTGTAGATAATATTGGAAAGTCATCAGTGCCAACATTAGACTCATGCCAATAAAATTCTCTGGTATGTATTACATATGGTTCAAATGTAATACTATTGACTTTATCGGAACGTGTAAATGTCGTTTCTTTGGCATCTTCCAGACTATCCGCTTCGATTTCATAGTAGGTTTCAATTACCTTCCGTGTTTTGATTTCGTAAAGTTTTTTCATTGGCATAAGTCATGAAAGCGATTGTTTGCAATTTCAATTTGTTTATCCTCATCAAGGTAAGGAAATGCTTCTTTTACGTCTTCAAAGATTTCTAAAAGCATGTCTTCGTGGTGTAGTGTACTCATTATGATAACTCCTTTATAAGTTCGTTCATTTCTCCAACATGTGCTTCGCCATAGTCTGCCCCGTCTGGAGTTGCATAAAACCCGCACATTACTTGCATCTGAAATAGAAATTCCATGTAGTCTTCACATGTCTTTGCGATATTGTAAAGGCACTCTTCATTTTGGATCCACAAGGCACAGTTCCAAGTTGTCCAGTCTGCCCACCCGTTGTAAGTTTGATCTGTCATGAAAATTGGTTCTTTATGTACTCTTTTATAATACCAATAAAAAACCCCCGTTAGGGGGTTGAGTGTGACACTAATAAAAGTGTCCTAATCGTATAATGGGTAACGGACTTCTTTTTCTACGGCATCCTTCATTACATCATACATATCAAATTCTGGATCTCCTAATTTGCAAGTTGATAGGATGTTAATGACTTCTTCCATAAGGTCGATAATCATTTTTTCTTTTGGTGTTGTTTTCATAAGTAGGATTTCCTTAATATGCAGATCTAAAAATTTGGTATATTATATCCTCAGTCTTCGTGAGAATATCTTCAGATCCATAGACCTCGTTGAGAAATTCTGAATCATGATCCTTGAATTCACTCAGTGCACCGTCAATTAAAGACCACTGGTCATCCGTGAAAAAATCACGAACTAAATTAATATCCTTGTGGGAATAATCTTTGCCGTTGATTGTTAAGAATGCATCCTTCATAAAAAATTGGTTCTTTATGTACTCTTATATAATACCAATAAAAAACCCCCTAATGGGGGTTGAGTGTGCCACTAATAAAAGTGTCCTAGTTTGGTAGATATCCTGCAAATTCCATGCCAGGCTCATCATAAAACCAACTAATTCCAACATCTGGAAAGTTTTCTTTTATCTTATCAAATACTCCATAAGGTGGGGCCCATGCTGTCATAAATCCAAACTCTGCCCAACCTTCATCAATATCGGCCGTGTGTTTGTCGCACATATCCCACTTTGTTCCCCAGTTTTGAATGTTCCAATCATACCATCTATCATCATTTTTTCCACTCTTTGGAAATTCCATAGTAACAAATGACACTTCGCCATTTGGATTTTTAAATTCTTTTCTTACTGGTAACTCCCCATCTTCATTAGGTATATTATTCCAATCTGGACTAGGAAAAATTTCATTAAATGGATTAGGGCCATCTAATATTTTAACTAACCTGTCAAACTGTTCAGTGTTTCCGTTGTCGGATAGATTAACACGATTGTTGCACCAATTTGGCATTTAATCTCCTGTAAGGTTGATGGGTAGAAGATGTCAGTTACTGCAGAGGCATTATCCATGACTGCAGATGACCTCTTCCACTTTTATATAATACACGAAAAAAGCACCCAATGAGAGGGTGCATGTGCCAGTTTGTTAATTGGTTCGAGCCAGCACTAGTTCATGATGAATTGAAAATAGTTCATGCATATTCACATCGCTCCAGTCTGTCCACTCACCCACATAGTCTCTCTGCTCATAAGCAACCGTATTATCAACATAAGTCGGTGCAGACTTGAAATTATTATTTGCATCTAACCAAAACGTTCTACCAAATAATTCTGATTGGATCATAAGAGAAAATGTAATTCACCCTTATAATATAATTCAGGATCCTGAAGAATGGGAAAACTATGTGCCAGTATATAAAGTGGTACACTAATTATTTAAATGTATACAAAATCGATTATAATAGAAGCATGAAAGATCGAGGGTACGATCTATAAAATCTTCGTCACTTCACCTGCGATAAAATAATAGTTGAGAATATTCTCAATAACAAACCCTTATTGAGAATGAATATAAGTCTTGTGCCAATTTATGGGCTGGTATAAAATTGAATTATTATATAATATCCGTGCTATAATATGATATGACAATGTACCATGCATATATCTCGTATTACATGTATAATATGTATATGTATCTAGTGCATAATGTACATGTGAATCTCGTACACATAATCTCGCATGTTATGCATAATGTAGGTATGCTAGCTCAGTGTAGTCATGTGTATCTCGTGCGTATTCCTCGTCGAGATCGTATGTATCTTGCATGTTATATGTATGAGAATTCTCGTCGAGATCATGTGTTGAGATCTCGTAGTCCCAAACGAATGTTGCGTCGTAATCGTTCATTTCTAGTCGAGAATTTGATTGTTATGTATATTATATAAGATCTCGTCGAGATTGTCAAGAGCCTTATAAGATCTCGACTAGATTTCATAATAATATATTTATACTACTTTTGCATTTTTGTGTAGTTTCCGTAACATTTTCCCGCCCTGTGGCTTGACAAACTGCGATCCTTATGCTACGCTCGCTTAGGTCACAAGGACTGGCTGGTTTACAGAACCATTATGAGAATAATAACACCTTATTGAGACGCAATAAGCACACCCTATTGAGAATGAGATAATAAACAGTTTTATATTTATAAAGCCATTTAAAACCTATTTTTAAACATATTATGTAACAGAGCTTGATACAAAATCCTACTGTGGATCTCCATACCTTCCCTCCTGTGACTTATACATATCCACCATGAGTTTTTCCTTGCTTTCACTGTCCTCGGCCCACCGAATAATCGTGTCATCATTCTTATTCTTTCGTTTCTTTACAAATCTGAGATTTTTCCACTCAGTATCATAACATAACAGAAGAACATGAATTAATTTATGATTACGATCTATCTTTGTATATTCACAGTGTGGTTTAGGTTTAGTTCCAAGTTCAATGGTAATATACCTTGCCACTGGTCTCCAATTAAACTTAGTCCTATATTCATTATCGGTGTCATCACATTTAAAGTAAACCCATCCCTCATGTTTCATTCCCAAATCCGTAGTCCAAATTACATAGTCATCGACTTCGGGTTCATACATTATGCCACTCTGAATACTTTAAGTCTCTCTGATGAAATACCATCATTCATGTATTCTTTTAATTGATTGTCACACTGTTCTTTGGTTAGATTGGTTGCTCTCTCATCAACAAGTTCCCATCCAGTTGTTCCCAGTTGTCTTACCTCATAGCGTTTGTTCTCAGTCATTGTATTCGTGTCCTCAATTGTGTGGATTATATTTGTTCATAGTATATATTATTACTATGAGTAAAATAAGTAAAATAGAAAAAAAAGTAATCATAATTAATCGTCTCCGTACCAATTGCCAGTTTTATCCCACATATACTCAAGATATAGGGGCCACTCACTGTCATATGCCTCAATTTCATGTGGTTGGATCGCATAATCTAGCTCGGTCACTCGAATACCATCCCAGATCATTCTACCACACTTATATTTTATCTGTCCTCTTACCATCTGTTTTAAATGCACAAGTTCATGTATAAGTGTAATAATATACCATGTTTCCGACATCCGAGATTGTAGATCAATTACAAAATCTCTGGGCCGATGAATATCACCGTACTCAGGACACACATCACAAAATCCAGTTCCATAATCATTCTTTAAATCATCATGTCTGATATCAATGTATAATTTATGTTTTGGTAGAAACTTGGTTATGAACCAATCAACAACGTCTTTACAGAGTTGTTCACTGTAACCAATGCCAGAAGTTGTGAGAAAATACATGTTGACCAGTGTAGAAACCAGATAAAAGAAGAAATAAAAATAAGTTTTTCCTTCGCAGTCATATCTTTACTCATTATAACATACTCCACTCATGTTTGTCTACCTTACTCATCCTTACCCTCCAAATCAATTTTATATACTTCCGCAAAAATTTTAGTTAATTCCTTTACATCATTAATCAGATTTGAGTAATCCCATTTTTCTACAATTCCTTGAGAAATGGTATACACCTCATCACGTGTCAGGCCTGGATACAAGTTTCTTATTGTTCGATTTACATTTAATTTAATATTAGAACTCATTTAATTTTCTCCTTACATGTACATATTTTATGAAGTCTGTCAATTTTAGTTGAGACCTCTGCCATTTCCTCAAGATGATAATTATTTAAGTTACATTGATACTCATTGAGTGCAATGGAAATAAGTGTGAGTTCTTCCTTGGATATATCAACCAACATTATGCCAATCTCCACTTAATTTTTAAATAATTCTCATCATGTATTCTTCCGAGAGCATCCAAATCATCATTTCCCTCATCATCGGTGCATTTGAATACGAACTCCTCACAAAAGTACTCAACTGATGCAATGCCAAATTCTTCGATGGTTTTGAACATCTCACCAATCATAAGATCATCTAATTGAAGATGGTCAATACAATAGGCAAGGTTTTTTTCAAGTTGTGTGGTGTGTGCCATAAAATTAAACTCCTGTTGTAATTAAAGAACTAACATAAGATTGTTGATTATCCTCTTCAATAATTGTATCCCATGTATCAATATATGCGGTTAACCAACATGTTTGATAATCATTTAAACTCTTATCCTCGGATAACTCATTTGAGTACAGCAGATCATCCGCACTCATAAATGGTAAATCGTGCTTGGTGCAAAAATCCTTTAGGATTTCACATAGAAGATCAATTCTGTCAACTATTACAGTCATTATGCAACCTCCATCATCTTAGCAACGAAAGCACCCATAAGTGTCTGATAGATGTCATCACATATTTTTGTGAGTTCATCATCACTTGCACCAATACTGGGGTGGTATGAAACAAAATCCTCCACTGGATCTCCACCCAGAGTAACCTCTCTGATTGAAACATCAGCATTATCATCAATAAATGCTTCGTGTAAAACTGTTTCGTTTTGCCATGTGTTTTCAAAAATCATAAGACCTCTGTGATGTATATACTTATTATAATGGATAATTTGCTCATATCCATGATGAGTGTGCCACTAATCTAGGTGGCCTATCCACATTCCATATCATATTTTGCCTGTGATACCATAATGCTGTCCACTTTCTCTTTGAGTAGATTTAGCCATTCTACTTCATCCTCATCAAGATTTGCATTATCTATGTAGTAACTCAATGTGTAGTGAACCGTTGAGAGTTCATAGTTGTCTAATTTCATTCTGTTTTACCCATACTATCAACAAGTGCATCAACCTTACCACCATAGTCATTGTCAGTGTCTTTACCCTCTGATAAACTCTCATAGTAATGCTCAGGTTCATTCTTTACCAATGACAATGAGATTTCATAGTCTTGGTCATCTATGATTGCACCACTATCAATGATGCGGCCTGCGATACCCCATAATGTATGGATTTCATCGTCAGTTAGAAAATCATTTAAGTTAACTCTCATTAATCCCACTCCATAATTGGTTGTTTTGCCTGTGCCTTTGCAAGTTTTTCTTCAAACTTAACTTTGACTTCCTCCAATACTGTATGAACATCAAGTAAATCTTCCCACTCTTCTAAAATTTCTGAATTTAGATATGAAGCCTCTGCAATACATTCTACTTTATCATTGACAAACTCATATAGAGTATCAAATTGTTCATCTGTAAGTGTAATTGTTTTCATTAGTTTGCTCTCCTATCTTTTTTAAAATCACAATTTGCATACTCTTCAATCTCTTCGACTACATCATCAAAACCATCATCCCAATAGTTTTCTGCAATATCAAGAAATTCTACCTCTGGCATGTTCTTATAGTACTGGTCAAGGTCTGCCGTAACATAGGCAACTAAGTCCTCTGTTGACATGTTGTCAACTGTTCTCTCAACTAAGAATGACTTGAGTTCCTTGATAAGTTCGGGTGTGAATGTTGTTTTCATTTTAGTAACCTTTAATTCCTCCATCTCCATAGACCTCTTCCATTAGGATGTCATACAATTCTTTGATACCTTTAATATCAAAAAATTTATCTGTAAGATCATCAAGTATTTTTGATTGAGTTTCACCATCATAGTTTTTACTCAAGTCTCTGATTTGTTTGATGTAGTAGTTTTTGTTCATTAATCTAAGAGTTTTTCAAAAAAGGTTTCGATTTCTTTTGGTAGATCATCCATCATACCAGTATCTCTAAGTAAGTCATAGAGTTTAATGAGATGATATTGTTCATCCCATGTGATTTCGTATTTGTTCATTATGCAACCTCCTGTGAAACTGTCTCTTCTCCATAGACTTCGATACCAAATTGATTTACAATTATATCTTCAAGTTCATTTAATTGTTGACTTGATAGCATACTTACCAACTCTTCGATTAAAATTGGTGCTGTGTCTGGGTCATCATGTATGATTGATGCAATTTCATAGATGAGTGTATTTGCTTTTTGAACTGTCATTATGCAACCTCCTGTAAAACTGCTCTTCTCTCAATCACAAAATTTCTAACTCTCTCTCTGTCAAGAGAATCTCCGTTTCCCCATGTAACATGAGTGCCTTCTTCACATTGGTCAAGATAGTTAAGAGTTGCAAGTGCTAACTCTTCTCTGGTCAATCCTTCGATAGGATAGAGTACATCTTCGTGACTAGGTAAGTAAAAACTTTCGCAATAGTCAAGAAATTCTTTAAAATTGTTCATGTGGGGGAAACTCCTTTGCTTATGTACTTATTATAATGGTATATGAATAAAATTCTATAAAAAATGGACACTAATAAAAGTGGCACAAATCAGGGGGATACTATCATACCCTAAGTTAAAATCAGGGGTGTTACAGACGATCCTGAGAGGAGCAAGTTG